CCCTCAGTGTTGATGAGGGTAAGCAGATCGGCTGGCCGCCAAGACAGGTCGTGGTCGATAAAGACGATCACGTCTGCCTTGGCGTCCAGCGCTTTGCGCAGCATGGTTGCCCGTGCCGCGCTGATGTACGGGTTGCCCACCTCGTTGACCATACCCTCGTCCCAACCCGCGGATTTGATGAGGGGGATGGACGCCTCCAGACTGTCTAGGCACTGCTGGTACGGGCGCTTGATGGTCGGAACGCAGAAGACAACCTTGGCCATGTGTCAGTGACGGCTTACGCCGCGCCCTTCCACAGACCAACACCGGTCAGCGTCGCGCTGACTTCAGCAGCCCAAGCGGCCAGATTGGACGCCACACTGATGTAGGACGATGCCGACACGACGGACGCGGCTTGGATGGCCGCAGCGCGCTGCACAACCGGCGTGGCGCCGTAAACGCCCAGCGTGCCGGTGGCCGACGGTTGCAGAGCAACGGGCTGACCCGAGCGACCGACGTTCAGAGTTTCGGCGGTGTTGCCGTCGCCGACCTGTTCGCCGTCACCGATCTTCGGAGCTTCGAAAGTTTGAGCAGACATGATGTTCCTTTCCGCCGCTTATGCGGCACCCTTCCACAGGCCGAGGCCGGTGAGAGTGGCATTCACCTCGGCGGCCCACGCCGCAAGGTTGCTGCCGACAGTGATGTACGACGAGGCGCTGACGACAGAAGCCGCCTGCACCGCTGCCGCACGCTGAGTGATGGGCGTCGCGCCGTAGAACGCGATCTTGCCACCGGCACTGGGGAGTGCCCCCAGTGCGCAGTCGTCAAGATCCTGGTCCGTGTACGCAACACCAATGGGCTTGGTGTAGGACATGGTCAATCACCCCCAGAGACGGACGGCCATCTGCGGACGGATCACGCTGTAGCCGTACAGCACATCGATACGACACGGCATGCGGTCGTTGTTGATGTCGTACTGGCGCACGATCCGCATGCTGATCCCGTTGTGAACCTTGCGCGAGGCCATGTCCACGCCGTTGGGCAGCAGCAGGTCCGCCGTGGCGAACGTGATGGCGTCCTTGTGGTAGATCAGGTTCTGCGGGTACTGCGTGGAGGCAGAACCGAGGAACGTGACCGTCTTGCCGGACACCGGGAACGAGTCCACCGTGGCCAGCGCCTGACCCGACGTGTAGATCGCCGGGCTCACGCTGACGGTGTACGCGCCGCCCACCGCGGTAGCATCCGCCGTCGCCACGAACTGCTGCAGGGAGCCAGTGGACTCGCGGGTCTGCGGGTTCACTGCGAAGCAGTCTTGAATGGTGAAGACGTCGCCCTTCTTGATGGTCTGCGTGCCGGTGCCGGTGATGGCAATCGTCGTCGCCCCTTGGGTCGAGACGGTCGTCGTCACCGAATGGCTGCCGGTGCGCGTGCCCGTGGTGTGCTGCTTGATGGACTGCGACATGTTGATCTCGTCGTAGCCCAGCACACCCTCGCCCATCATGCCGTTCTTGAACTGGCGGGAGATGGTCGAGGTCGGGTTGAACAGGCCCTTCATGCCTTCCACCAGGCCGGCGTTGGCGGCGGGGTTCACCGTCGCGTAGCGCGGCGACATCAGCGCGGCCGCCTCGTTGAGCTTCTGCTGGCCCTGCAGCAGCACCAGGCTGGTAGCAGGCGTCGTGCCGGGGGTGCCGACCGACTGGAAGATGCTCTGGAACGAGTTGGCGACGTCGGCGTCGATGCTGGCCGCAAGCTGCGACACGCGCGGCTTGAGGATACGGTCAGCGAAGTCGTCCAACGACAGAGCCATTTCGGCAGACGTGAAATTCACGCCGATGTGCTTCTGCGAGGCGACGGTCAGCGTGGTGTACTGCTCGTTGACCTCTTGGACGCCCAGCGCAGCGCCGTTGGTGACCAGTGCGCGATCCGGCAGGCGGATACGCAGCGTGTCGCCAATCTTGGCGCCTTCGACGGCGAACGAGCTGTCGTACTGGCGGTTGATGTTGCGGGTGATGACAAGATTGTTCTCGAGGATTTCCAAAGCCTTGAGAGTGATCATGTCAATCGTAAGGAGCGATTGGCTCATTTGTGCACCTTTACAATTTGTGTTACGATCATGATTCCATAGCCACCTAGGAGTCGCACCATGTCAAGCATACTTGTAGACGGCATCGAGTACCGAGCCGTGAACCACCTGTACGCTGTCTCTCGATGCGGAAAAGCCCTGCGGAACGGACACCTGTACTTGCCCGTAGTTGGCGCCGATGGTTACCCCACCCTTGGAAGAAGAATGAGGCTCCACCGAGCCGTAGCTATGTGTTGGCTTGAGAGTTTTGCCCCCAAAAAACACATTCACCACATCAACGAAAACAAGTTGGACAACCGCGTTGAAAACCTTGAGTGCTTGACGGCTCAAGAGCATCACGGCAGTAGGCACTTTGAACTGCATTCCGTCTCTGGACGATACGTTAGAACCGAGGCCACCAAAGAAAAACTTCGGCAGGCCAGGCTTGGAAGCGTCACGCCCGAGGAAACGAAGGCAAAACAACGTGCCGCACTGCTGGGGCGCACACGACCCTACTTCTTGCGAGCGGGGCATAGCGAGGAATCCAAGGCTAAAAGAAGCCTTGAACACCCGCGCAACACTGCCTGCAAGGTGTTTGGTGTCGTGTACCGCTCCTTTGCAGAAGCGGCTAAAGCCACTGGCATTCATCGGTTTACGCTGCGGAAGCGATGCCTTTCAGACAACTTTCCTGACTACGAACTTCACGGTTAACGATTTCTCGCTTCCCATTGCCGGACCTGGCGCTGCCTCTCGGCGGCAATCCAGTCACTCGGCGACATTTGCTTCACAGACCGCGGGTCCGTCGTGTCGAGCGACGTTGCCGTGGACCGTGCCGTCACCGGAGAGATCGGCTGTGGTGCTGCGGTGGATTTCTTGACCGGCGGAGACGAGGCGAGTTTCGACTCGATCTTGCCGATTTCCTTTGCCTGCAAAATTGCCGGCAAGCGGGCGATACGCTCAGCTTCCTTGGGGTTGGAGCCCAAGTAGTAGGCCACATCCGGGCCTGCGTCGGACGCTTGGATGGTCTGCGCCATGATGGGCGTGATGGGCAGCTTGGGGTTGTACACGACGTCTTCATAGTCGTCGTAACGATCCCGGGCAGCGTCTTCACGCTCACCGTGCGAGGCCAAAACCTGCGCCTGCTGCTGCTGGACTTCACGCTGCTGAACCAGTTCTGCGGCCCGCTTTTCCGCCAGCGCTTGCGCGTAGGCTTCGACGGACTCAAACTGGTCAGCGGGCGGGACTTCCCTTGCCGCAGGTGCCGGCGGCGTTGCCGGTTGCTGAATCTTTCGTTCCCACTTGCGCTGCTCTTTCGCAAGCCGTTTTGCGATCAGCGCATCAACTTCCTCTTGCGAGAAAGACTTGGCCGGCTGTTCTTGCGCAGCAGAGTCCGACGCCGCCGTCGCGTCGGGTGCCGTCACGGAAATATCAGCCGGTGCAGGCTGAGCGTCCGTTACGAGAGGTTGGGTATCGTCCATGTGATTCCGAAGAATCCCCGGTCAGCCTGGCCGGTAAGGTTTCGGCGCGACTATATCACGCAGGTTTGTCAGATTGCTGCGCATCTTTGATTTGCGCCTCGCCCTGTTGTTTCAGACGCATCCAAAGGTCAACGGTGGCCTCCAGCGGCAGTTTGCCCAGGCCGGCCATGATCAGGTTGACGTCGTTGACGGACAGGTCGGTCAGGGTGATCTTGATGTCGTTCATTTCTTGGCGGCAGGCTTGGTTGCAGGGGTCGGGGTGCTCCACGGCAGCGGGGGCATGATGACCGGCGGGTTGATCTGGTTTTCGATCTGCTGCGCCGCAGCAGCCTCAGTGGCGGCCTTGTTCACGCCAGAGGCCCAGCACCAGCCCAGCACTTGGTCTTGCGTCAGGTCGGCGTAGGGCGTGTACGTGCCGTCAGCTTCAGCGGCTTGGGTGAAAGAGCACGTTGAGTACACCGTGCCGGTGTAGGCCCCGTCAGTGCCCGTGCAGCGCCATCCCACCGTCACCACAAACTCCGGAGGAGTGGCCGTGGACGGCGTTGTTTTCATGTATTCAATTTTCCATTCGATGTTCATGTTTTCCCCTATTCCAAGGCAAGGCACTCTTGCCGTACATGATACCCCGCGTTGTCGGCCGATATGCAGCCTCCGTTAAGCAGGCGCGCTTGGAGCAGTTTTCTTCCTGCGCCAAAATTTGAAGGTTCCAAGGAACATGCAAACCACATACTGTTTTGCCATTTAACGGCACAATGTGGTCTACGTGCATTTTGATGCCATATTCCTTCGACAAAGAAGCGGCTTTTGCATAAATATCTTTGATGTCTTGAATATCTCTACCGGACAAGCAAATAGACGCAGCAAGTTTTTTTGCATGCCTTGCTCGTTCATACATGGCTTTATAAGGACGACGCTTTTCGGCAGATTTCTTGACAGCTTCGCGGACTTTTTCTGGAAACTTTTCTCTGTATTCTTTGGCGTATAAATTAACAGCCTCACGGTTTAGGTCGCGCCATTTTGCTGTGCGGCTTAACCAAGCATCTTTGTCTTTGGTGTACGCTCTAACAAAAGTGTCCTTTTTACACTCTACGCATGTAGTTGTTAAGGTGTACCGAGGAGACTCATGGCCGTTTTTGCAAGGCACGCCAGTTTCGTACGTAGCATGTCCGGCATCTTTTGCCTGTTTCCTACGTCCTTCTGGATCGTGCCTAGACGACATGGTGTGGTCCTTTCAGTGTCAGGGACCGGCGTCACGCCATTGACCGCCAGAGTAGAAATACAGCTTGTTGTTCGTGGTGTCGACCACGATTGGGGCGGTGCCAGTCTGCGTTGTCGGCGTGCCCGTGGGCGTGCCTGCACAGGTTGGGACGTAGAGGAAGCCGTTAGTGGCGTTGGTGGCAAGGGCTGCGGTGCCGACTACCATGCCGCCAGCGGCGGGGATGCGGGCGCGTTCGGTGCCTCCGGCACTGAGATACAAAATCCCTGTCGACTCAACAATTACATCAGTTGATCCACTGCCGCTTCCAGCAGCATAAGTAAAAATGCCGCCTGCCGCTGTGCCAGCACTGTTGCGAATTCCTATACCTCCGCTTCTGGACGCAGATCCATACGAGGTAACCGTCGCGGCATAAACAGAAGTACCACCAACCAACAAATTCCCCGACGCATCCAACGTCATCGCCTGCGTAAAGCTAATCGCATTGCCTGCGGTGCCGGGCGCGGCCCCCGCCGTGTACCATCTAAAGCTGCCGTCTAGGTTTGCTTCAAACCTAGAAGCGTTGTCGTCTGTTTTGTATACCCAAGTGCTGCCGGTTGAATTTCTGGCATTGAACGACATGAACCCGCTTCCATTTGCGTCCATGCCGAAATTGGGGTATGTGAAATCTAGTACCTTTGCAGCGACAGCATAAGCTCCTGGCACAGTCCCCAAGCCGAGGTTGCCGGAGGAGTCGAGGCGCATGCGTTCGGAGCCGCCCGTAGCCCACGCCAACGTGTCCGCCGCAGGCCACAACATGCCGGTGTTGTCATCGCTGTTGCCGGCAATACCTGGCGCCGCTGCCGTACCGGCCAGAAACAACGATTGGCGAGGATGCGTGTACGTATCCCCAGCCCCGGGCGCACGCAGTTGAGGCGTTGCAGTGTCAAGAGCGATGACTTCAAAGGCTGCCATGATTGGTCCTCAAACTGGTGCGTAGGCGGCGCCGTTGCTGGACAACACAGTCTCAACAACGTAGTAGCTCGTGCCGGCGCTGTTCTTCACTTCCTCGTCAACGGAATACGGCGTGCCGGCACTGCTGAGCACAACCCACGGCGGCCCCGGATTGGGGCTGGCGTAGTCCGTTGCAAGGGCTGCAACGGTTCCCAAACCAAGGGAAAGCCCGTTGCGAATAGGGATGCCAAAGAATGGCATGTTGCGCCCGTTACTGAATGTTGATCGGCTTGGCGTACACGGTGCCGTTGCTGCCGATCTGAACAGCACTCACACGCCACGGCGCACCCGTGCCACCCGGCACAGCAAACGGAATCGGCGTGTTCGCCGGAATCGGCGTGTCAGACGTTGTGGCCGTCACGCCTTCGCCCACGCGGACGTAAGCCGCGGTCGTGCACCACACCACCACGCCCTGCGGGCCAGCGGGCCAGCCTGTGGTGCTGCCGGCCGTGCCGGTGTACGAGGCGGTCTGCGCGGCAAAGGCGGCGTCGTCAAGAGGCTTGAGCAGTTCCACGGGGTGTCCTTTCGGGCCGTCAGGCCAGGAATTTGAGCTTGTACACGGTGCTGAGATACAGCCCGACAATCTCGTCAATGATGTTCTGCAGCGGCGTGTCGGACTTGTCGCAGACGTCGTAGCGCGTGTCTTCCAGCGTCTTCAGCGAGTCCTGCAAGAACT